CCATCATTCCAAGCAGATGTATCTAGCTGTCTTAATTTACCGAAGTGTGTTACTTTGCCATCTACTCCTGGAGCAATATCATATGTTACAGCACCTAGATAAAGTTGGCCATCTATATCTACAGCAGGGTCCCAAGGAGCAATAGTAATTCTTCCACTAGCTCCTATAGTACCTGTAGCCATAACAGGAGTACCCTCAGTAATAGTAGATGCAGTACCATTTCTACAATACCATTGTAGTTCTTGTCCAAGTTGTAAAATAGCACCATTTTGTACTAAATCTAATGTTTCTTCATCATTATTCCAAGATACTAAACCTTGATTACCTGTACCTCCAGTAAATTTAACTGAATCTACAACAGCATCTCCTACTAATGAAGCAGCTTCAGATTTTAAACTATAATGTAAAGCTGAATATTCAGCAGGTGATGTATTAGTTATAGTAAATGTACCATCACCATTAGAAGTATAAATTTTAACTGGAGTATCTTCTGGTTCATTAGCATAACTATCTGCTGTTAATCTAAATGCTTCTGCTTCTAAAGCTTTTAGAGTAGCTGTAGTAGCTGAACCACTAGCAGATAAACTAGACAGACTAGCTGTAGTAGCATAACCACTAGCTGAAATAGCTGATAAACTAGCACTATTAGCTGATAATTGTGCTCCAGAAGCTGCATTTCCTGCTACTATTGAATAAGCTAGAGAATTAGAGGCATTAGTGCTAGCATTTTGTATACTTAATAAATTATTAGTTATATTATCTAAATGACCATCTAATTTAGCTTGTGCAACTATACCTATAGTATCATCACCATTTAAATCATTAGAAATTGTATTTATACTAGCTATATTAGTTAATATACTTTCCATTGTTGGAATAGCTCCTGATATAGTTGATAAATCACCAGATAGTAAAGATGCTGCTACTATACTTATATAATTATTAGATAATAAATCAGAACCTACTGCATTAATATTATTTATATTATCTGCTAATGCAGTAAGGTCTAAAGAATCTAAATATTGAAATAAAGTTTGAGTTTCATCAAAAGGTAAATTCTTAGCATTTATTTTAGTAATAGATACTGATTGACCACCTCTAGTTTGAGTTACAGTACCTTCACCAAAAAGAAAATCCTCTACACCTAATAATTGTCTATTTATATTAATTGTCATATGGGAATCCTATATATGGAACTTCATCATAATGTAAAGTATTATGAGATTTTTTAATTACTTTTGCTTGTTCTCTTATAAAATTATAGAAATTAGTAATTAAACCATTAGCTTTATTTAAATTAAATGAATCTGAATCAGTTTCAAAACATTTACCAGTTATAAAGTCTACTAATTTATTATCAAAAATAGAATCTAGTTTAAAATCTTCATCAATTGATGTTATTGTTAACTTTGTATGTTTTCCTAATCCATAACATGTTAAATACTTAGTTGCTGAAGTAGGTAAATCCTCTAAATTAGCAGCATTTATTACATCATCAGATGTAGTTATATCTATCAAACCTCCATATAAACTATTTTGAGTTATAGGAGATATAGTATCTTCTATGATTGGATATATTCTAAATACACCTATAGGTAAATTATCAAAAGTTATAAATTTTATATCTGAACCTACAGCTGTTTTCCAAGAAGAATCAAGTCTAAATAATTCTTTAGTAGTTTTTTTATCTACTTCTATATCATTATATTCTATCCTAGTAAAAGTATAAAAAGTATCTCTTAAATCATAAGTAGATATACCTGATTGAATAGCTAAATATGTTTTTATTTTATATGCTTTAGCTATTTGACAAATTTCTTCTATTCCTCGATTAAGAAATAGCATTAAATCATCATCAGACCATCTATTTTTATCTTTATCTGCTATAGAAGTTCTAACATTAGATATAATATCTGTAACTCTACTCATTATAATACTCCTAACTAGTTAAATAGAGACTCTATTTATAAGAGTCTCCTATTAATTAGTCAGTAAATTCACCTGAAGTTAATTCAGTTTCAATATACTCAACAACAATTTTAATTCTACCTGCATCATCAGGAGCATCAGCACCAGCTACTACAGTAACATCTCCACCTGTTGGGAAATATGTTTCAGAAACTGTACCTGAAGCTACTCCAGTTGCTCCAACTACTACTTCATTTGCAACTACTGTAGAACCTACTTTTACATCTACTGTATCAGTAGCAGTTCCAGATGCAGTAGTTACTATAGCATATACATTTGTAACTAATGATGCTACTGGAAGAGTAAATAAATTATCATCCATAGTAGATGACGTTGAAATAATTCCAGATGCAAAAATAGAAAGAGTTTTCTTTTGTCTATTTTTATCAGATTGTCTTAAATCAGCCATATTTTACTCCTTAAGCAGTTTGAACTGTAATATCAACGAACATAGAACCCCAGTTATAACCTGCAAGTTTACCATCGTCATTATCTTTATTTTCAGCTAATAGTTTTGTACTTTTAGCCGCACACCAAGTTTCTAAACATGATTCTGAGAATTTTTCAAAATCTGTTGCTTCGTATTTATAATCTGGCATTAAACCATTTGCTTTTTGGAATGCCCCAGCACCTAAAATAACACTTCTAGATTTTAATGTTGATGTAATATCAAAACCTTCTTCACCTGACCAAACTTCATTAATAGAATCATATTTTCTAAGACCTGGAATCTCTACTCCAGTATTCTCATACTCATAATAACCATTAGTTAAAATACTACCTTCAGTAGAACCAAAGAATGTATCTGCTTCAATAAATAAGATGCTACCTACTTTACCTAACACACCTTTAATAAGTCTATTATTATTACCTCTTACATCTGCATTTTGTAAAATAGCTTGCATACCAGCAGAAGCTAATAATTTTCTTTTAAAAGATACGTCAGCTAACCATAACCAAACAGGTTCACCATTAGCTAGTTTAAATGGTTTCATTGGTAATCTTTTACTAATACCAGCTGGTGATGTAGTAAAACCATAACCATTTTTAATAACTTCTTCAACTGCTAATAAGTCATCAAATGTTGCAGAAGTACCTAAATCAATACCAAACTCAGCACCTTGTTGAGCAAGGTCAAAATAAGCTTGGTCTTCACTTCTAACCCACAAATCACTAAGTTTTTCTCTTGAATCTCTATGCTCATTAATTGATAAATCTCCAATAGCAATACCATCAAATTTTGTTCCATTATCAACTACATATCTATAATCAGATACTGTTAATTTAGTGGAGAACTTTTTCTTTTGTTCACCTGTACCTTTAGCAGTTTTATTACCTTTTACAGGTTTACCACTTAAATTTCCATCAAAATCATAAACTACATCATGTCCTGATTTTTTTGAAATATCATTTTCTACCATAATAATAGCAGAATCTAATGATTTTCCACCTGAGCCTTTATAAGGTGCCCACCAAGAAGTCGCAGATTTTTGGATTAAACCTTCAGACATCCACGCTTTTCTTTTAAGGTCACTATTATAAGCTACTTTACCTGTACCATCAGCCATATCTTATCTCCTAGAATACTATATTACTATAATTAGCAGCAATATCTTTATTAACTGCACCGTCAGTAGGAGTATTATCTCCACCTACATTACTTAAATTAGGTTGTTTCATAGTCTCAGTATTAGTACCAATAGCTTTAGGAGTTTTTAAAAACTCTGCAGCTTCTACTAAATATTGTTCATATGAAATTTCACCATTTTCAAGTTTAACAGCTATTCTACGAGGAACATCTAAATCAAGAGTCTCTTGAGTGAGATTTAATTTGTGGCTCATATTAAAAGCAGCTAATACTTGTGACCTATTTTCTGATTCAAAAACTTGTAAAGCTTCTTGAGTCGCATTATCTAATGTTTGCTTATGTTTAATTTTAGCCTCATTTTCAAGTTGATTCATTTTAGCTCTCCAAGCATCAGGGTCAGAAAATTTTAATGCATCAAGCTCTTGTTTAGTGTTTTCATCAAGTTCAATACTAGGTTGAGTAATTTTTTCTAAAGCTTCTAACTTAGCTTTAGTTGCTTTTAGCTCAACTTGTGACTTAGTGTAAGCACTTTGAGTATCTTTATACCTCTTTTCGTAATCTACTTCAGTAGTTTGATTCTCATTAGCTTGATTAGGCTTTTGAGAGTCAGATGTTTCTGGAATTCTCATATTATATCCTTTAAAAATTTTTAAATATAACTATTATATCATTATTAATATTAAATTTAACTTAAACATCAAAACCATTATTATTTTTATTAGTTGTATTAAAATTTTTATTTCTATTTTTTATTTTTCTAGCTTTTAATGAACCTATAGCATATATATCTTTTGGCCTTTTATATTTAAAAGCCATAGCCATGTATCTAATCATATCAGCTGGATGTGAGTGTTCATCATGTAAAGGTGAGTTTAAAAATACACCTAGTTTATCATCATATTTTTTTCTATAATTTTGTATAGCTGTTCTTATTATTGTACAAGACTCATCTATTTCTACTTCTTTAAGAAACTGCCGTGTAGCCTCTATACCATCTAATAAACTATGTTTTTTAACTAATGTTGGTTTAAACCCTAATTCTTTCATACTCTGAAACCTAGTTTTTGCATTAGTCCATTCTCTTTGTTTTATATCATGAGGTACAAAATCTTCACCATATACAAAACCATATAATCTACTAAATTCATTACATATTTCTCTATAATGGTCTAATCCAAAACCACTACCTTGATATTCTGCAATAATTCTAGGTATATATTTTTGACCATCAAAAAATATTTGCCAAAAACCTATAGGATTTTCATCATTAACACCTAAATCCCAAGCTGTAAATACTTTTAGATTTGGGTCATATAAATCCTTTCTTATTTTAAGTGTAGCATATTCATTTTTATAATATGTACCTTCTACTGATTGTTCAAAAGCTTCTTCAGGGTATGATGGATATTCTCTTTTCATATTATCACTTAAGTGCTCGGCTTTTGAAATATACCACCATTTCTGAGTATCTTCTAAAACTATATTAAGCTTAAGCTCTAAGTCTTTAAAGTATTTAGACATTTCAGCATTTATAGGTTGAGGTATATCTAAATTACAATCAGGGTCTTGCATCCATGAAAGAAATATTGGCTCAAAGTCAAATGGTGTTAATTGTGTT